GCTCGGAACTGCTGGGCGCGTCCCTCGATGTCCACCGATTGCAATGGACCGAACTGGCGGGCGCTTAAAGAGTCTGCGAATCCTCGCGCATCCCGGGCAAAGTTTTTGAACGTGCCACCTACAACCGGCAGGATTTCGAGCATATTGCCAACCGTGGCGGCGATGTGCGCGAGTGGCGTCAAAACGTACTGGGTGGCCAGCTGCATGGCGTTGCGGATGATGTTGGGCAACTGGTCGAAAAACGCCAGGATGTTGGCCGAGACCGATGCGAACTGCTCGGAAAAACCACCCTGGCCGCCGCCGAGCAGATTGAAAAGACTTTGTAAGACTTCCAGAACAACTCCGCTCTGCCCGATCGCCGAAAACATTTGCCCAATCTGCTGGCCTATCCGACCTATAAAACCAAACAGCTGCTCCCCTGCGGGAGCAAACGATTGGAAAATATCAATTATGCCGCGGCCAATCGGCAAGATGGCCTGGTCAAATGCGTCGCTTAAATTGTCGAGCGTAGTGATCGCGCCACCACTGGCCTTGGGCAATTGCTCGAGCCCGGTAATCATCTTGTCGATGATCTGCTCCATTGTCATGCCCATTTTGCTGATTTCCTCGGTCGATGATGTCCCGAAGGCTTCTTTCATCACGCGCCGAATCTGAGGTACTCGCTCGGAAATAATGTTCAATTCGTCTCCAGCTAGTTTGCCATTGGCTACCATCTGGGACAACTGCAAGACCGCACCGGCAAGATCTTCCTTGCCGCGGCCAGCAAGCGCAATCGCATTGCCGAACGCCTGGATGGATCGCTCTGCCGTGAGCGCCGCCATGCCCGCCGCTTCGAGTTGCAAAACACCTTGCCGTACCTCTGCAAGGCCCACGCCAGGCAATTTTGCAATTTCCTGCAACCGAGCCAGTTGACCGGTCAATTCTTCTGCGTTGCGTGAATAGGCGGCCAGACCGCGAACCTGAGCGTCGAACGACAGAGCTACCGCGATGCCGGACGTCCTGGCCAGGATGTTGCCCGCGATCTCGAGCAACCGGGTTGCATCCGCAGCGGAACGAATGGCCTCGCCCATCGAACGAGCCGACGTGCCGAGACGTTGGAATGCTTGGCGGGCGGCATTTTCGCCGACCACCGATATCCTAGCCGTCAGCTCCGCAAGCGTCACGCTCCACCTCCCAGCATGGCCGATATGGCCTGTGTCTGGCTTGCCTCGATTTCCCGGCCCACCACCGCCACCTCGGCGATCTGGTCGATCGTGAGGTCAAGCTCGCTCGGATGCCGATGGAGGTATTTCACGGAGTACCAGAGGACTTGCCCCGCTACTCCGCGCAGTCGTTTTTTGCGTCGGTCACCTTGGCATCGAAACCGTCGAGCGGAAACTTCGCGGTGTACTCTCCGAGGATCCGGAAGAACACCACCTTGGATGCCCGAGCCAGATTGCCAAATGCCCGAACCGGCGATTCCCCGTCGTCGTCCGGACCGGGAATGTAAGTCCGCGCCAGCAGGTAGATCTGGTAGAGCATTGGCTCGGGGAACTCCGCGAACGCGGTACGCATCTGCGCCAGTTCCTTCGCGTCCGGAAAGATGTCCGCGGCCTTTGGCTCTCGAAACCGAAAGACCGCGCCTTCGCCCGCGACATCTGACAGATCGACATTGAGGATGCCCAGATCCGGATCGCGCTCGATCTGAGCAAGTTGCTTGAGACCCATCTATCAGTCCCAGGCCGTCGTGACGCCGTTGGCTCCAAGCGTGACCGTCATGGTCTCGGTGACCGCTTCGTTGTTGGCCGCATTCACACCCCAGCCGGTCACGACGCCGATGTACGTCTTGATCGAGGAGGTCAAGCCACCGAGGGTAAAGACGACCTGTACATAGTAGCCTTCCTTCTCGGCGCAGATCGGACCCACAACGGAATCGACCAGCAGCTCCAGCTCGAGCGTACCGCTGGCCTTGGTGACCTGGGCTTTGCTCTGAACATCGCAAAGCGCCGAGACATCCGTGGTGGCCACGGTGGTCGATACCCGGGCAGAACGTGCAATACAGGTGTAAGTGTCTGGGGTGAATGCCGCAGGAGATCCGTCCTGGAAACCTCCAAACGCGATCGTGACGGTGCAGTTTTCGCCTACCAAGGCGCTTGTACGGGTAAATGGCATGGCTTGCTCCTAGCTTTGCGTCACCACGCGGTACACCGCCGTGACACCGAAATCGATCCGACCACCATTCGACAACGAGAACGTCTGGCCTGGTATTTCCCGCCGAACCTGAAACCTCGGCGTGGTGGCCGTGACGAACTGATTGTCGAGGAGCGTATCGATGCGGTCCATGATCGATCCGACCCGGGCCATGCTGATCGCTCCTGTCTGATTATCCCACACGGTAACCCGGTAGGCGGGCCGCGAAAACACCCGCGTACCGCAAAGCGCCGTCTCGTCCTGCCCTGCGGAATCGAGCGTGAAGACCACGAACGGAACCTGGGGAGCCTTGCGGGAGACCGGATCGATCTCGGGCGCAAGCGTGTTGTAGATGCCCTGCTGGTAGTTGGGTGGCTTGTTGTCCGGAGCGATCAGCCCCGCCAGCGTGGCGTCTGCCCGCAGCGTGTCGTAAATCCAGTCCTCGATGACCTTAGGTTCGTATGCCATCAGGGTTTCCGACCTTTCAACACGCTGGTGACCGCCTGTCGGAATGGCTTCGCATGGCGCTCGACCGCCGGGACCATGAACGGCCACGGGCCTTGATAGACACCATTACTGGCGATGAATCCGAACTCGAGCGGGATTGAGTACTCGGCGTTGCTGAACACCTCGGCGCTGGTGCGGCCGGTCATCCGGTGGCCGATGCTGTTGGCAAGGTTGCCGGTGTCGCTGTTGGGCGGGTTGCCCGGCTCCGCAGCGTAATGAATCCTGCCGCCCTCAATGCGAGGATTGCCTTGGCTCTGCCGTGCGAGGATGCTCTGCTTGGCCTCCCCCTCGATGTTGGCGGCCGTGGCCGAGACCACCTGCTCGAGGAGCGCCAGGTTGTTGCGGTACTGGGTGAGTCCCCGCGTATTGACCGTCACGCTCATCCGGATCACGCCTGTAAGATCTCAACTTCCAGCGGACCGAACACGCGCACCACCGCGCCATTGGTCAACCTGACACCGATGCGGATCGTGGCTGGCGTCGGGTACGACTCGATGTTCAGGATCGTCACGATGCCCTCGTTCGCGAAACTTTTGGTGAGAGTCGTCGCCGCTCCCGGCGGCGGTATCTGCGGCGGCGGGAAAAACTGATACCCCGCACCGGTCGCCACATTGATGAATGTCGCAGACAGGGTGCCGGTGGTTATGTCCACCGGCGTCCCGTTTGGATTGACGAGTTGCACGACGTATTCGTGCCAGTCCCCGATCCATGCCCCGGTGCGCATGACGATCTCCGGGTTTTCGTTGAGGACGTACATCAGTTGTCCCTCACCAATATCCGGAGCGGTCCGAAATATTGGATGTCGGTGGCGCTGGTCTCACGCCTGATGGCGGCCGTATATGTCCCGGCCGTGTTGGTCACGGTGGTCGGGATTGTCCACGTAATATCCCCACCCGCCTCGTATGTACCCGTTGCGGCCACCGATGTGACAAGCGCTCCAGCGGAGCTGTAGATGTAGACGTCGACTGTGGCTCCGGTGAGGTCGATCCCGGTTCCGAATGCGTCGACCAATTTGCAGTCGATGCCGTGGGTTGCCGCCTTGTTGATGTCGAGCGTTTCGTCAGAGCCCTGGCCCTCGGCCACAACAGTGAACGGACCCATGCGGACCGTGGTCGAGCCACCGCCGCCACCACCACCGGACGGGGCTTGCTCCAGCGCGTTGGTCGTGTACCGGAAATCGGCACCGTCCGCTTCAATCATGTTGTGCAGACGCCCAAGCACGTTGCCGACATCGCCGGCGGCATAGGTTGCGGTATTGGTGCTGGTCGCCTCTGTGAGGACGCCCTGCGCAATTTCGGTCACCGCCCCGGCCGCAATCGACGCGGCCGTGATCACGTCGCTGTTGATCGTCCCGACCGTGACCGCATTGGTGACGGATGCGACAGACCCCACAACATTGCCGCCTACATTTCCGGTCACCGATCCGACCGCTCCGGTGACCGATCCAACAGCACCGGTGACCGATCCGACCGCTCCGGTAACGGAGCCGACAGAACCGGACAAGTCGCCGGTGATGTTGCCGGTGATGTTGAATGTCTGGCTCGACGACAGGCTGTAACCGGTTTTATCCGACACCGTCCCGGCCGTCACCGCACCACCACCTGTGATGGCAAGCAATGCGAAATTGCTCGGGAACGATTGCGACAGGCTGTACCCCGTCTTGTCGTTGTTCGTACCCACCGTGACGGCACCGCTCGCCAGGGTAATCGCGCTGGATGCCAACCTGCTCGATACGGTTGCGTTAAGATTGTCCCCGATGATTTTGCCAGCGGTTCCTGCGCCGTAGGCTCCCGGCAATGCGGTCGACCACGGGTCTCCCGCCGATCCCGCCGCATTGAGCGCGTTGCCGGTCGACCCAGCCGTAAGGTGTCCCGACAAGACCTCGTCCCAGACCGCGTCCGCAATATCCGTCGACGTCGGCGGAGCCGTTGCCAGGCTGTAACCTGTCTTGTCGTTGTTGGTGCCGACTGTGACCGCGCCACTGCTCAACGTGATGGCGCTGGATGCCAACCTGCTCGATACGGTTGCGTTGAGATTGTCCCCGATGATTTTGCCAGCGGTTCCTGCACCGTATGCACCGGGCAGAGCAGTAGACCATGGATCTCCAGCGGACCCCGCCGCGTTAAGAGCGTTGCCCGTCGATCCAGCCGTCAGGTGGCCTGAGAGCACCTCGTCCCAGACGGCGTCCGCGATATCTGCCGAGGTCGGCGGTGCCGTTGCCAGGCTGTACCCGGTTTTGTCCGACACCGTACCGGCGGTCACAGCGCCGCCGGCGGTGCTGAGTTGCGCCGTGCCGGTGCCACTGGTGATGATCGCCCCGGCCGATCCGCTCGCAACATTGGGCAATGCGGTCAATCCCAGGCGCACCGAATCGTAAATATCCACATCCACAATTTCGAGTTCGGCCACAACCGGAGCCATGTTGGTCGCTCCGCGCAGGTAGATCGTGAGCATCCCTTCCGCTGCCACCATCGTGTCCGACAGGTCCAGCCGATACAGGCCCGGCATATTGGTCCCGTCGATCGCGACAAAACCGCCATCCGAATGCGCCCCGCCAACTGTCTGCGTGGCAAGCGTCAACTGGGTGGACGAGCCGGTGGCACCCTTGCGGTAATAACAGGTCAGACCCGATGTGCTGTGCGTCAATCCGGTCAGGCCAGTACCCGTCGTCGAAGACGAATCAAGGACAAATATATCTATTGTCTGGTCGGTCAGCCCGGCCTTTATCCAGCGCTTGCTCATCCTCTAATCCCTCCCGTCATACCCGGATGCACGATCAACCCGCCGCCACCCGGAGACGGCAACGTGCCTACCTCGACCGGCCCAATGCTCGGCGGATTGGCAAACGTCTGTCCGTAGAAATCAATTGTCGGAGCCGCGCCGCTATCGGTGGTTCCCGCACCATCCAACACCCCATTGTCCACCGGGAAAAATGGAATCGTCGTCTTGATCTGCTGGCTGTAATTCCAACCATAATCGGTTCCCGGCGCGCCGCTTTTACTGTTCGCCCCAGTCGAAACATTGCTCCGTGGTGATGCCGCTAGGACGAATCGATTGTAGTTTTCGGTGAATTGACCGGTTGCCTGTGCCGATATGCAAGTCGATATGCAACTGAATATATTGTTGATGGCCTTACCCGGATTGGTTGTCTGTGTCCCGTAATCGACGAAAATGCCCTGCTGGCTGATGAATAAATTGTTATAAAACACCAATCCAGTGCCCCGCGGTTGCACCGACCCTGCGGTTCGGGACTGATAATAAACATAGTTTGTCTGGTTAATGAACACGCAACTTTTTATTGTGAGGTTGGTGTCGTAAGCCGAGCCAGTACTGGACCCTGCCAAAAATACACGGATCGTCCATTCATTTGTCCGAAACACGCAACGGTCGAACGTCAGTTCCAACGGTTCGCCGAAAGTGTTGTCACAACGGACGCATTGGCCACGGCTCTCGAAACTACATCTGATAAATTTGCAAAATTGCGAATATCCATATTGCAAACAGGCGTCACCATTGCCCGTATTGTCACCGACAAAATTGATATCGCTGAACGTCAGGTTGTCCTTAGCGTTGGTGATCAGAGCCGGGTTGGTCGGATTGGTCTCATCGTTGGTCGTAAATGCGGTCAAAATAATTGGCCCAGACGAGACTCCTGTAAATTGGCTGACCGTTGGATCTCCCTTGATGAAGGTCTCGACAGTCGGGTTGGTAAGATTGCAGGTTACCTGCTCGCGATATCGTCCCGGTGCGATCCAGACCGTGTCACCGCTGGCGATCCCAGCGGAGCCGAGTGCCTTGGCAATAGTTGCCCACGCACCGCCCGTCCCGGAACTTGTGCCAGCATTCGAGTTGCTGCCATCAGGCCGAACGTAATAGGTTGCCATTATTCAGCGGTCCCCGCGGCAATCTGCTGAGCCATGATTACTGCAAACTGGCTCACGATGCTGAATTGGAAATCTTCGTTTTGCGTAACCCACCAGACGTTGATCGACGTACCGCCGGGTCCGAACGTCCCCAGCACGTTGCCAGCGTCGTCCTCGATGTCGCCGAACACCAGCCAGTCCGTGGATGGTGCAGGTTGTTTCTCGATGCGGTAATTCATCAGATTCATTTGTCGATCCCCGATATTTTAGCCACCGCATTGAGTGGCAGGTTGCGGTCGGCTCTGGTGAAAAACCCGATCATCGCCGACAGGAGTGCCGGGATGATCGCATTGAGCGAATGCGTCAACCCGGCCTCAAGCCTGGCAAGCACCTCGTCGATCCCAGCACCTTCGGGCAATGGCGTGGCGAACACCTGCGCGAACGCCGGGTAACCCGAGATCGCCAGCGCCGTGGCCGCCACGCTGATCAGCCGTTTGATGCTGAGATTCGACATTAGATTGTCACCTTGATGACACCGGCCTTGCCGTCGAGCACGCCTGTGCCGAACAACGCCTCCGGTCCAAACACGATGTTGGACAACTCGACGCCGAGCAGGTCTTTTTGCCTGATGAACTGATCGACGTCGGAATCGAACACCCAGTTTTCGGCACCGGTCGATGTCAGGATTTGGCCGAACAACCATCGCCCGTCCGGGCTGAGCGTGGTCGGCGTGAACATCCGAGCGTCTGGATTGGCCGTGCGTGGATCGGCATACGACATCACGCCGGTCATCGATTTGATCCACGCCGCCCGAATGCCCCTGTTCCTCGGCTCGCTGAACATCAGACCGAATACGTTGTCATTGACCACCCGGCTCGTGACCGGATCGCGGAACGGAGCCGGGCAGGTCACGCTCGAAATCTGCCGGACGAATTCGCCATTGGCCTGACCGACAAACGTGCCGGTCAACACCTGCGTCAATTTGCCCTCGGCATTCCAGACACCGGTGTCACGGCCACCCGTCTTGACCGCCGGACCCATGATCACGTCCTCTGCGAAATTGGGCGCGATGTTGTTGTAGCCCGACGGCACCTGCAACTGGCTCCCGGTGCCGGCAGAGGCATCCAGCAGGTACGCCAAAAAGGCTTTGCGTGGTATCTGCCCGGTGACGAGCCATCGGTCACCGACCGGCGCAACCGCACGAACCGTACCCCAGTCGGGCGTCTTGACCGGTTGCAATCCCGAATGGCTCACAATCGAGATCGTGCCGTCGACGGACGCGACAACCGAGTTGTCATCAATCGCGAACGACAGGGTGTTCTGCCCTGTGAACGCGATGCTGGTTTCAAACAATAGCGATGCTGTTGGCATGGTTTGCTCCTAACGCGATTTCTCGCGTTTCATTTCACGCTCGATCTCGCCGAGCCTGTCCTTAAGGTCATTGATCTGGCTTTGGATGTGCTTTTCGAACGTCGAGACGCGATCCGAAAAGGCGGTGATTTTTTCGCTGAGTACCGCCACCTTGGTCGAAAGTTCAGCCGTCAATTTCTCCGACTGCACCTTCTGCTCATGGGCAATGTTGCGATTGGAAATCCAGATGGCCGCGATCACCGAGGCGATCGTCGCAACCGGTCCAATCCATGACCAATCAGCCATCAGCCTGTCCTCTCCACAAGGCCCACCTTCTGGATCAGCAGCTCGGTTTGCCCCTGATCCGTCCCGATCACATCGTATATACGATCATCCCGGCCGGTGAATGTGATCCGATCGTTTGCCTGGATATCGGTCGAGGCGTGCACCAGCATTTCCCAGACCGCGGTCGGACGCACCGCTTGGTCGATGATCTGCTCTGCGTCGCTCTTGTTGATCAGACGCGCCGGTATCGTGGCCACCTTGCGCCATGTCGTGGTCTGGCCACCCATGCCGTCGACCAGGATGCTCGATCGATGGATCTCCACGCGATCCTGGCAGAGACGCCGGACGAACGACGCGGACAGGCGCTCGCGCAATGCCGGAGCCATCAGAGGATCACCAGAGGCCGGAACTTCTCGGCCTGCTCGAGGCAATGGGTGCGGAGCTGCGACAACTTGACGTCCGCGGATCCGTCCTTCGAATCGATCTCCCCGACCACCCGGGAGGCCTTGATCAGCCAAACCTGCCGGGCGGCGCTGCGGACATCGTAGCGCTCGACGTTGGCGGGACCGGCATCGACCCAGAGCAGTGTCGGATCGGAGGTCCCGTCGCTGGTGTTCCAGCCTTGGTACTGGGCGTAAGGTGCGGTAGGCCAGTCGATCTCCGTGGCACCGCTGGTACCGGCCCTGCGGGCCTCGTACACGCGCCCGTTGGGCGTGGTGGGTACTATCCGGTCTCCGACCGCGAAGGCCGTGCTGGCGGCCCAGCTTGAGAACCGGTCGAACTGGTCCACCACCGTCCCGAGGTCGGTGGTCGAGACCTCGGGGTAGGAGGTCGCGTCGCACCAAAGCGAGACCCTGGCGATCGCGTCTGCTCGGGATAGTGCCATGTCTCGATTATCCCACAAAGGAAAAGCCCCCCGGTGCGTCCACCGGGAGGCTTGGTCGATACCGGACGGATCCGGATTAGGTGGCCGCGAATGCTCCTACGATGAGCGAACCCGGGACGCGGGCCGATGCGGTCGCAGACACGTTGCCGAGGTCGAAGGCATTGAAGCCATATCGAGCGGTGGCCTTGAACGCCAGGTTGTCGGTGTCGAAATACCGCTGATCGGAAACCTCGACCGTTACGCCGCGCCGATCGCCGAACACCGTACCCACCGAGAGGTCGCCCAGGATGACCGCAGGGGATGATGCGGTGTTGGTTGTGGGCATATTCTGCACGAAGACCACCGGGTAGCCGTACAGGGTCGGGTTGGGACCATAGGCTTCCTGAATGGACGAAATGTTGTTTCCACCCAGCGCATCGAGGCGAGTCCCGATGTTGTTGTAGAAGAACTGCTTGTGCATATACCACTTAGGATTGGCCGCGTAGGTCGGAAGCTTCTGGACCATCGTGCGGATGTTGGCCAACGTAGGCTGACCAGCCACGGACCCTGCGTCGAACACAACCAGGCTGGCGATGTTGGCCTTGGTGGCGTTGAGGTTGTAGACCGCATATCCGATCCCGTCGATACCGGAGGTGGCATCGACCGCGGTGTTGAACACAACGCGATCCTCTTCCTTCGCCATGCCGAACGCCATGTCGCGAGCGAGCGTCGCGCCGAAGTCGATGATCGAGTCCTCGGCCAGTTCCTTCGAGACTTGGGTAAGGATCGCGATCTTCTTCGCCACGAGCTGCACTTGAGCGAAGGTAAGGTCGGATGCGGTGATGGCGGCGTTTTCACCCGGGTAGTAAACCGTGGTCGATCCGGATGCGTTGGGGATATTGAGGATATCCGCAGACATCGGATAGACCTTGCAGTTCTGCCGGGCGATGCCGAACTGCTCACGCAGGTAGATCAAATCGCTGGAGAGCGGATCGGGAACGGTAAACCCACCAGCGGTGGTCGTGCCTTCCGTCTGCACCTTGATGTTGTTCTGCACCCATGCCTTGGCGCTGGTCACGCCAAGAGTGGCACGGAGCCACTGGCCAAAAGCGTAGGCCTTGTAGTTGGCCTCGTCGCGCGTGCCGCTGAAAGGATTCTTGCCCACACCGCCGGCCTTCCACGGCTCGTCGATCTGCGCGGGCTTGGGTGCAACCGGAGCCATCTCGCCGAGCGCCTTGACGGCCTCGATGCGGGCGGCGATTTGCTCGGCCTCGGCCATCAGGCCCTTGACCTGGGCGAGATCCGATTCCGGATTGTTCGCGAGTTCGCGGGCGGTCGCAAGGACCGTGTTCCGCTTCTCGGTAAGTTGTTCTGCTGTCATTGTCGTCCTAACTCCATGAGAAGGCCGAGGCGCTCGAGGATGGAGTCGCGCTCGGTGTCGTCCACCGTCTTGACGGCGGCAGGTTCGTCGATGGTATCGGACCCGTCTCCCCGGCCTGCGTCCCGCAGGGTGTCCCAGATCTCCGGTGCCAGCCGCTTGGCATCCGATCGGCTAAGGCCGATTGCATCCCGCAACCGGCGCTCGGTGGCGCGAAGGGTGTCCGGAGACACCTTCCGCAGCGATTTGACATCCAGCTCCAGACCCTCGGCGATCGTGCCGAGCCGTCCGGCGAACGTGTCGAGGAGAGCCACCACAAAGGCCAGACGGTCTCCCTCGATCTCGGAGACGGCCTCGACCCCGGCGCAGAGCGCCTCGTAATGCGCCTCGATGGCCTCATGCAGCATCTCGAACTTCATGTCCGCGTAGGCTTCGCCGGCGAAATCCTCCGGCGTCTGGTCGGGAGCGGGCAAGGGGATGATCTCTTCCTCTTCGACCATCGCGTCCATCGCGAAGTAATCCTCGATAGATTTCACACTGTTGCGCCACTCCGCCGGAGTGGGCGTGATCGATGCCTCGGCAATCGGCCAGCGCGTGATCTCGGCCACCGTCCCCATGCTCTTGCGCTCGACCAGATGCCCGGCCGCACCCGAGGAAAATCCCATCTTGCCCTCTTTGGCCAGCCTGGCGATCATCTTGCCGTACTCGTCCGCAAGGTCGATCTGGGCCTCGTACCAAAGCCCCTCTTCGTCCATCTTGAGGTACCCGGTGCCGATGCTCTTG